TACCTGCAGACCCACTTAAAATCAAATTACGATTTGCTTTATACGAATCAAATACCCTTTCCTGGTTTTCAGTTAAAGGTTTTAAATTCTGTAAATGTTCGGCTCTAAGCTTACTAGGTCTTTGCATGAAACTTTATTTCTTGTTGCCAGTTTTTCTTGTTGGTCTCATAGGTTTCTGATCCCTTTTGTACCAATATAATTCTACCGCCATCCATGTCAACCCTAATAGAATCAGTGGTAATAACGCCACCATATCTGTCATAAAATACTCCTTCAATTGGTCCTTCCTCGAGCATTTTTAAGCTCTCAATATGATTTACTAATTCACTTTTTAACATTTTTTCCTTTTGTTATAATTTCAAAATGATTGATTTTGCCATGATCAATCGCCTCTTTTAATTTATCTTTTAATTCATCTTGGCTCAAGTTAATAGCATTTTCTATATGGTACATAACTGCCTTAACTGTATCGCTCATTTTGTTTTAATATTTCCTCTTAACCGTGGTGGCATTCCACTTTTAATTCGATCCTGGACTTCCTTCCATCCGTCACCAGCTCTTGAAAGAATTGATTTACCACCATCATGATCTATATTTAATGTACTATAGTGTGATTGAATATGTGGATTCTTTTCTAAATATTCTACTTTACTATCGTAGGACATAACCTTTTCAAAGACTTCCTCTGTTTCAGTATTTTTAAACTCATATGTTGGCATCTAATAGTTCTCCTAATCTTCTCGTCGTCGTTGGTATATCAGAACATAAATATCTAAACACATACCAACATAAAAATTCTCTACTTTGCCTTTTATTAAACCATTGTAGATTATCTATATATCTATTTAATCGAGTCAAAATTCTTAAGTCTTTTGTAATCCAATGATAATCAGGATAGCCATGCGATATAATAGGAACATCATGCATCATACATTCGATCCCTGCAGTTGAATTTTCTATAACTGCAACTTTAGTTTTAGGTAATATACTATGAATTGATTCGTAACCAGAAAAAACTTGATGTCCTGCTTCTTCCCATTGCTCTATTTGTTTGTTTAGATCTCTAATGCGATGTGATGCTTTTCTAATTCTTGGATGTAATTTAATAACTAAATTATCTCTCTCTTTTAATTTTTCTACTATTTGGCATGTTTTATCCCAATGATTACCGAATCCAAACCCCATTACTGTTTCATCTTCAGGCATTTGGCCCACAATTAATATGTGGTCATCTTTCACATTTTCAGCATCTGGCCATTTTAACATAATGGAATCATCCCACTTATTTGCTCTTCGTGCAATCATATCTTGAATTTCTGCCCACTCAGTTTTATCTTCCTTGACAAATGCCCACCAACAAGGGTCATCAAAAGTTATTGCAGAAGAATTTGCATATCCTTCTCTACATATTTGAAAGTGTTTACTTGTAGGAGCTGTAGGTTTAAAGATAATAGAATTTTCTGGCATATCAGGTTCTAAATCTCTGCATGTGTGGTTGTATATGTGTAGGTCTGCTTTTTCAGTTTCTGATTCTGTATAACCCATCATATCTAATGAATGTCTGATACAATCAGCTGCATATGCGAAATTACCTTTAAAGGTATATCTATGTTCATGGAATTTATACTGCATGAAACCACTCCGGTGTTTGTCTTTTTGTCCAATCCATACTAAATCTTTTTTGTTTCGTTTTATAAAAGTTTTGATAAGTAGCAACTGCATCTACTCCACCCAATGTGTGTACGACACATTCAGGATTTGATTGCATTGCCAATCTAAATGGTGTTCTGCCACCAGCTCTGTTAATATTTTTAGGTATTTGTTTTAGTACCTCTCTGAGCTTTGTTTCTGTTGAATGTATTTTGCCATAACGATATGTATATTCCTCACATAAGGCAATAAAGTGTTCATAATGCCATGTATAATTGCAACAACTCTCACGTGTCCATACAGAACATGGATGATTAAAGTGGACAGCTTTATACATAATGTCCTCTCGTTCATCATCAAGTTTATAATAATTGACTGTGGTTTTACCTGACTTAGATGGTCGTCTTTCAACTGTACCATCAAGCATGCGATGTGCTGTAGAAAGCATTTGACCTGATTCAACAATCATTTTAACGACATGTTTGTCGCATTGTTCTTGTGCAGCCAATACTGGGTCGTTATTTAATATAAAAATGTTCATAATGTAGTGTTATTATACCATATCTAGGCCTAAATGTAAAGTGCTTGTGCAAAGGTTCTTAACAATAATGCCAATCCTATTCCATTTAATAGTATTAATGCACGGTCTTTCCATAATAAACCCACAATTAACCAACCAGTTACACCTATAATGGATACTGATAGATCAATTGTTTGTAGCCCATCAATACCTCTGATTGACATACCTATTAGGATAAACAGCGATGCACCCCATTTTACATACCATGATAGGTCTTGTTTAGGCGTGGCTGATTTATATATTCGCTTGGAATTAGCGATTTCTTTTGGATCAAATTTACTCATAATTTAAATGGGGTCCAAGAAGGACCCCGTTGTCGTCCTTATTGTACCGTTGACATCTCCTCAATGTGTTGTTTAATGTATTCTATTTTTTTCTGCATTTTATATGCAAGGACATTTTTACCTTTTTTAATTAGTTTCTTTTGATAATATAGTGCCTCTTTTTCGTCTTTTTTAAGGCGTTCAACTTGAATAACCATAAGCGTTTCCTCATTGTTAATGAATTGAACATAATATAATAGATTTTTGGGCCACCTCCTTTTTATTTTTTTATCAAATTGGGAAAGGTATCTTGTATGAATTTCTTCGTAATACCTTTATATTTTAGCGACTTATCTTTCGCCGCTATTACTAATTCTGCTTCGTCCTTATTTAAAGATTCCAATAGAGTTAGGAACATACCTTCTCTACGCAATGCTGGTGTTCCATTTGCAACTGGACCTTTAAAAAAATATTTGAATCTTCTATGACCCCTATGTAAACTAAGGTATTCGTGACCTATAGGTGCATCGTCCTGAGTATATGTGGGTGCACCAGCAGGTAATACTGTTACAACATCATCGTCGAATGCGATTCTGAGTATGTCTAATAGAGCTGGTGATCTATTATTCCTTAAAAAGACAATTCTGTCTGCCTTTGTTTTTATTTTAGAAGCTTCTGTTAAAACCTCTGATATTAATTTCTTAGCCATTGTAAAATTCCTCTACTACTTCAATCAAGTTAGTACATCTTTTCTTTATTAAATAATTCAGAACCCTCATTCTAAGTGCAGGTTTCTGACTGTTAAAATTATTTATAATACTTTGTTGCGTATCTTCTGGGATTTCTGTTAAATCGATTAACTTTTTATTCCTTTGATAGTTACGATATAACTCTTCTGGCATGACTTCACGTAACCTATCAGCATTATGAATCCAATCATCGATCCTTGTTTGTCGAAGTGGTGTTTGTTTTGATTCTGATATAAAGGTATCATCACCACTTAATACATTAGGTACACCATCACCAGCATCTCCTCTGAATATATGATTCCATAAGTATGTTCTAGGATTAGGATCACTCACCATTTTCTTTTGAATAGGACTGAATTGTTTTACACTAGAATATTTATGTAATTGAATAAAATCCTTATCTGATGATACAATCATAACTGGTTCATGTTGACCAAACTCTTGTGTTTGCATAGCGAGAGTACCAATAATATCATCGGCTTCGCAACCATCCATATGAATGACTTTATATGGTAAATTTTCCTTGATTTCATCGCGAACTAGATGTAATATTCTAAATATTTCTGTCCAATCTAAAGGGGATTCCTCTCTACCTTTTCTTCTGTTTGCCTTGTAATTTGGAAAGAAATCTCTACGCCAGGTATTCATACCATCGGCACATATAATCATTTGACCATATTCATCGCGATATTTTTTATTATACATACGGATACTATTTAGTATCATGTGTCGTATCATTTGTTCATCATTAAGTTTTTGCACTATTATATTTGATAGTGCGATTTGAGAATAATCAATCAGTATCATTATCTTCTGGTTCCTCAGGTGTAAAAGTAAATTCAATTTCGCCATCTTCTGGTTCAAATAATACTTCATATTTGTCTTCCAGGTCCACTCTTGCCTCTTCGTTTTGTTGATTCATGAGTTTAATTTTGGCATATAGCCTATCCATTTCTCTTTGAAGAGCATGGGGCATAAAGTAATAGCGATTTAACATTGCATTGATCAGGTTCACAATAACAAACATATCCCTTGATTCAGGGAAAGTTTCATCACGGAAGTTCATATCCATTAATTGTGGTGATACCTCACCAGTATTAATAAATTCTTCCATAATTTCAAGTAAGTAATGTGATGCAGCGATGCATTCGTCACTTGTTTCTTCTAGGATTGCGTGGTCATCTTTGACCTGTTGTGCCTGTTCTTTGTGTTTTAGTTCATCCTTTGTAGGAAACTTTAATATTTTCGCCATAATAGTACTATTATATCATACTTTTAATCATCTGTAAACAAATTTTTAACACTATTTGTACCTATTCTACAGTTAATAATACCGTTATAGTACTTCTCGCTTAAGAGTACTTCCCTTTCAAATTGTTCTTTTGTTTCCAGGTAAGCACATTCGCCTTTTGATTTACAGAGATGTAGGATCTCTCTGTGGAAGAAGTCCTCACCCATAGTTTGGACATCTTGTTGTAGGTGTTTATTAGAACCGTAGTACGTACGCCAATCTGATTCAACTTTAAGTTTTTTGCGTCTCTTTCGAGTCTTTGTAATAGGTAAGGTCTTTGCCGACCAAAAGAATTTTTTACCGATGTATTGTTTTGCATTTGCTCTATTCGTTATACAATATACAAAACCATACCATATGTCAGGTGTAAACTCTTCGGGTGGTTCGAACTTTCTCCCTTGATATATCCAATTATTCATTAAAGTTTAATTCATCCATATCATCGTCGCATGGTTCGCCACAATGAGGACAAAAATTAATTTTGGTTTCTCTCTCGTCAGGTTTAATAACGATTCGCGAATAGCAATATTCACATTCTAAAATCATAAAGTTCTTTGACCAATTTCCCACTTCCAAAATTCATCATATCCACCGATTGCTTCACCATCAATAGTGATTTGTGGAAATGTTCTTGCTGTTGGAAATTTCTCCATTAGATCTTCTCTTGTAAAATCGGTATCTAATTTCTTATATACAAATTCTGCTTCTATTCTTTCTGCCAATGCTATTGCTTTGTCA